AAAAGTTAAGTAGCGCTTTAACATAGAGCAAAGGAACTAACAAAAGTTAAGTAGCGCTTTAACATAGAGCAAAGGAACTAACAAAAGTTAAGTAGCGCTTTAACATAGAGCAAAGGAGGTGACTAGATTGGCCACGATGACACAGCAAATAGAAACTACCGCGCCGCAAAGTAGAGCGCTTTCAAAGAACTCTGCGTTTGACTTTCTCAAGGGGTCTAAGCAGGGCGGCGAATATTTAACGCCATTAGAGCGAGAAGCAAATCAAATCCAGAGCTTCGCCGCGTATACCACTGGTACGGTTGAGCTGAAGCTTACTCCAGATATTCTTTCAGCTGTGGAAGATCTGCGGGAGATGACTGTCTCCACAGAGTTTAAGCGGTTGGCACAATTTGTCTCCACCTTACAGGCATCGTTCCCAAGTCAAAACGGTCTTTTAGTCGCGTTCATTAATCCGACTTGGCTCGCTAGTCATGTTCCGTTTTGTGAAACCCCTCAGGATGTAACAGAGGATATGATCCAAAGGAGCACTTGGAAAATTGATTTACAGGGTGAGATGGCTCTCGTTGATGGCGTACCAGTGTGGGACCGTCTTGAGGGAGAGCGATATGACTTCTTTCTTCTCTTTAAGCTCTATAGGGACGCCCGTTATGGTCTTATAGATTCTGGAGACTATGTACTTTGCTCGAGGTCCATGGCCGGCTTGGCCAGACGCCTTGCAATCAAACCACTTTTACTGGCTACGCTAGCTAAAATATATAACTGGCAACTTCGTTGTAGCTATTACGATCTGTTTTTTGAGAATGAAATTCTTAGAAGGCGTCAAATGGAAGTACAGCTTTTACAACGGGATCATCTTAAGTTTGCCACTACTTTATTAGATAAGGCAATGACTTATTTTGAACGTCATGCAAATCAAATTACACCTAAGGATGCTATTGCAATGGCAGAGTTAGGTTTCAAATTTAGTCGTCTTAGTTTGGGCTTAGTGCCCGATAAGCCGATCATGAAGGGTAGTGAGGGTGAAGCAACTTCGCCACTACTCTCTATTCAAGTTAATAACGCCGACAAGATGTTCCAAGTAAACGATCAGCGATCTTACGGTAGTGAGATCGAAAGAAGGTTACAGGAGAATCTTAAGGATAATAACAATCTTTTGGCAATTCTGCATGTATTGCAGAAGAGTGGTGCTATGGCAACTGCATTACATGATGGGCTTGTTCCCGATGAGTCCATAAATGTTGAGGATACTATCGAGCAACCCGCCGTCATGGAACCAGTTCATAAGGGAGCTAAACAAACGTCAGCTTCCTCTTACCCGGTAGGTTTTACTCCGGTTGAACCTGCCGATATAAAAGTCCCCGCCGGGTTTGAAGGGGGGCGTAACTATGCAACCTTTAAGTGGGCGTAATACGCCACTCCCTTCACCGGGTCCATTTGAAGATAGTTTAAGCATCATGGAGTTAGCTAAGCAACTTCGAACGACCCCGCTTGGAACAATGGATTTGAATCAAATTAGGCAATCCGATCTTTCGAACCTCCAGCGGCTGCTTACGCCGAAAATGACAAAATATATCCCCCACGTTCCTACGCCTAAACAGGCGGCGTTCCTCCTCCTGAATAATAGAGAAGCCTTTTACGGCGGCGCCGCTGGAGGTGGCAAAGCGTTAAGCTTGACCGAAGAGATACTTACTGACTCAGGATGGAAACCCTTCGGTCAGCTTACGTTGTCTGATAGGGTGTTAGCAGGAGATGGCACTTGGACCGAGATTGAATACATCACCGATACAATGATAAATCACCCATGTTATGAAATTTTATTTAATACGGGAGAAACCATTGTGGCAGATGCAGAACATTTGTGGTCTATCAGCGAATATAAAAATCGTTCTCACTGGGTTGACAGTATAGTCACAACGGCACAATTAAAACCTAAAATGAAACTGTGTAATCGTGCCGCAATTGAAGGTGAGCTTCTTGATTTGGGCATTGACCCCTACTTGTTTGGTTATTGGCTTGGAGATGGTAATGCACACACAGGATCAATTACATGTAATGACGAGGATTTGCCTAATCTTTTACAATACGCTGTGCTACATAAGTATGAAAGCACTCCTATGCAGTATACAGTAGAAGGTTTAACTGAACAATTACGTCGTTTAGGTGTTTTACGAGATAAGCAAGATACACGGGTAACAGCACCAGAAACAAAACATATCCCGGAGTATTTCTTTTTTAGTTCTATTGATCAGCGTTTGGCACTTCTTCAGGGCCTTATGGACAGTGACGGAAGCATTCAGACGCGCGGACGCTGTGAGATTACTTTGCGTGAAGGGCGTTTAGCTGATGATATAGGTACGCTATTGGCGAGTTTGGGTATTGTTTATTCTCGAACAATGGCACCAACAACTTATAATGGACGTAGCTTTCCAAGTCATAGATATACATTTAGTACGGCAATGCCTGTTTTTCGTCTCGCAAGAAAAAAGCAGAGGCTTCCTAAAGTAGTAATGAACAATCGAGTACTTATAACGGAAGTTAAAAAAGTATCTTCTGTACCTGTACGTTGCATTCGTGTTAAACATCCAAGTCACATTTTTTTGGTGGGACGTACATTAATTCCCACGCATAATTCAGACGCTTTGTTGATGGGGGGACTCCAGTATGTGGATGTTAAGGGCTACGCTGGAATCATCTTTCGTAAGACGTATGCTGACTTAACTAAGCCTGGAGCCCTCATCGATAGAGCAAAAGAGTGGCTATTCAAATTTGAAGACGTTCGATGGAATGAAAAAGACAAAAAGTTTGAATTCTTCGAGCGTTATGGCCCACACAAAGAAGTCATTTCAATCTTGCAATTCGGGTATCTTGAAAATGCAAATGACAAGTACAACTACCAGGGTGGTGAGTATCAGTATATCGGCTTCGATGAATTGACACATATCGACTTACAAAGTTACTTATATATGTTTTCCCGTTTGAGGCGCCTAAAAGGTTCTCAAGTTCCGCTTCGCGTTCGTGGTGCTAGTAACCCTCCGGATGATGACAGTGGCTTATGGGTTAAAACACGATTCATTGATGAAGGCCCTGCTAACGGGCGAATCTTTATCCCAGCCGGGATGGATGATAACCCTTACCTCGACGTAGAGCAATACGAAGAGTCCTTGGCAGAGTTAGACCCTGTCACAAGAGCACGTCTTCGTGATGGTAACTGGGAGATCGTCCGTAAAGGGAACATGTTTAAGCGTGAATGGTTCCAGCCTGTGGATAAACTTCCTCCGTACCGTAAACGCGTCCGTTTCTGGGATATGGCGGCTACCGATGAGGAAAAAGCCAAGAAGCGAAATAAGTCGCACGAAGCGGATTACACCGTTGGTTTCTTAATGAGTATGTGGAACGGCATATATTACATAGAAGATATCATAAGGGTAAGAAAGCGGCCGGCGGATACTGAAGAACTTCAGAAGCTTACAGCGCAGATGGATACGCATTCAACAATAATCAGAGAAGAACGTGAACCGGGTTCCGCAGGCATTGGAGTCATTGATACCAAGAAGAGGAATTTATTAAGCGGCTATGATTATGATGAATACCATTCCACTGGTTCGAAAACGGCGCGAGCAAATCCGTTTTCAGCGGCAGCTGAACGCGGACAAGTAAAGTATTTGCTTGGCTGCCGAAACATTCAAGCGTTCTTTGATGAAGCTGAGTCTTTTCCTGGTGGATTACATGATGACATAGTTGATGCCGGTTCTGGGGCCTTTAGTGTTCTTGATACGATGCCTTCTTATGGTGAGCCTATCACTGTATTGAAAGATGAAAATAAACCAAGTACATGGGCCGACGAATTCGAATTAGCGGCTGGTTATTTTACACAGGATTTTAATAGAATGAGATAAATTACTGAGAAAGGAGGTTTTATTGTGGCTGACATTGTAAATGCTAATACTCCAGTAACTCCTAAAAGAGTAGATGCGCCAGCTTTTAGAGAAATTGGTGTTACTGGCTTAAAAGAGTCTTCTGGTGGTATTTACGAAGAATTTGTACCGAAGCTGCGTTGGCCGAAAGCTGGCGATGTTTACTTAGAAATGAGTAGCAATGATCCGGTTATTACGGCAATCCTTCTTTGCTCACGACAGTTAATTCGAAATGTCTCGTGGGAAGTAAAACCGGCTTCACAGGAACAGGCAGATTTAGAAGCAGCGGCATTCTTGAAAGAATGTATGGATGATATGAGTTTGACTTGGTCAGACTTAATTGATGATATTACTTCTTTCTTTGATTATGGTTTTGCGTACCATGAGATAGTCTATAAGCGACGCATGGGTGCTAGCCGCGATCCGCATAAAAATAGCAAGTTTACAGATGGCCGTATTGGTTGGCGTAAAATTGCTGGACGTTCTCAAACATCTATGCAAGCATGGAAGTTTGATGATGAGGGTGGTTTACAAGGCATGTTTCAGTATACACCTAATGGTGTTAAACTGATCCCAATTGAAAAGTCATTGCTTTTCAGAACTACGGCTAATCGTGGTAATCCTGAAGGTCGATCGTTTCTTCGTGGTGCTTATCGTCCTTGGTATTTTAAGAAGCACATTGAAGAGATTGAAGGTATAGGCATCGAAAGAGACCTTGCCGGCTTGCCTGTAACCACGGCGCCTCCAGGTGTCGATATTTTCGATAAGGAAAATCCGAAAGCGGTTGAGGCAAAGAATGCCGCTTTGAAGTTGGTAACAAGTATCCGACGTGATCGTAACGAGGGTGTAGTACTTCCTGATGGTTGGAAACTTGATCTTCTTAGTTCAAGCAGTAACAGACAGTTCAACACTAACGAAATCATTAATCGTTATGATCAACGTATTGCGATTACAATGTTGGCAGACATTGTTATGTTGGGCGCTGATAAGGTTGGCTCCTTTGCATTAGCGAAGGTCAAGCAAAGTATGTTATCTGCTTCACTTGATGCGCAGCTAAATAGTATTTGTGACATTTTTAATCGCTACGCAATTCCGCGGTTGTTTTCGTTTAATACCTTTAATATTACGAAATTTCCAACAATCGTAAGTGGCTCCGTGGTTGCTCCTGACTTGAAAGAGTTAGGTGATTATATTAGAGCGTTGTCTGGATCGAAGATGCCCCTATTCCCTGATATCGATCTCGAGAATCATTTGAGGCGCATTGCCGATCTTCCTGAAACTTCAGAAGACGATAAAGAAAGGCAGTCGCGTGTCTCAAGGAGTAGCCAAAGTAAGATCGCAGATTCTACACAGGAAGGAGGTGAAGGAAATGGGTAAATTTCAATCATTTTGGAACCTTGCCTCTGATGCTTCGCGCCCCGGCGTGTTGAATATGTACGTTTATGGCCGAATTATATCTTCTTCGCATTGGCTGTTTGGTTCCGATACAGACGTTGTTACTTCCCAGTTTGTGAAGGATCTGAGAAAGTATCCCGAGGTAAAACGTATCAATGTTTACGTCAATAGTCCGGGAGGCGATGTTTTTGCAGCGGCTGCTATTAAAAATCAGTTGAAGGCACATCCGGCAGAAGTGCATTCCTTTATTGATGGCCTTGGGGCATCTGCAGCAGTAGGCCTTGCAATGGGAGCGGATGTAGTTCATATGTCCCGTTCGGCCTTGATCATGATTCACAATCCGGCTACGCGAGTAGAAGGAGAAGTCAAGGATCTTGAAAAGGGTGTCGAAGTGCTCCAGAAGGTAAAAGCGACCATTGTGGCGATTTACCAGGAAAAAACCGGCTTGCCGGAAGATAAGTTAGCAGCGCTCATGGATGAAGAATCCTGGCTTACCGCTGATGAAGCTTTGTCTTTGGGCTTTATTGATAAAATTGTAGAAGACGATGGGCTTGAAATTGAGAATATTGAGGATGGTCTTATCGTTAACGGTGTAACGTTTGATTTTTCAGACACAATCCCAATGAAAGTCGGCAATTACACTTTCTGCAATAGCTTGTCTCAGGACAAGCTAAAAGAAAAACTGAAAGCAGTAAAAAACAAACAAGGAGGTACCGATGTTATGAGTTTCGAACAAATCTTGAATGCAATGACTCCGGAGCAGAAAATTGCTTTCGATAATCACATCCAGGCACAGATTACGGAAGCTGTCAACGCTAAGCAGGCTGCTTGGGATCAGGAAAAGGGCACGTTGGAAAACAAAATCCAAACCCTTGAGGCAGCTGCGGCGGCCGCTCCCGCAACCCCGCCCGCGACGGAAAATCCTGAGGATGCAATTCTGAATTCGCTTCCCGAAGAGGCACGGGCCATCGTGCTGAAAGCGCGTGAACAAGCAGCTCAGGCTGAAGCAAAACTCGCTGCGGCGGAAGAAGAGAAGGCGGTATCAGCGTTCAAAGCCAAGTTGGCTGTGTATGATGCGCTGCCGATCCAGGATGCCCAAGCAAACGCGCTTTATCGGTTGTCTGTAACTGATGAAGCCAATTTCAAGGCGATTGAAGACCTGCTTAAAGTAGCTAATTCGGCTATGGCTGCTGGTTTTAAGCCGATAGGATCCGACCAAGGCAAACCCGCGGCATCCAATGCGATGGAGGAAATCAACAACAAGGTTTCCACTCTTCGCAACGAGCACAAAGATCTGGATTACAACACAGCCCTGAGACAGGTGTTCAACGAGAATCCGGATCTGTATCAGCGCTATCGCGAAGAACTCGCGTAATTAACAAAATTCTGATAAGGAGGAAATATCATGTCTTACGAGAACAGAGGTAAAACGATTACCCTTATTTCTGACGCGGCTTATGATACCAGGTATGTGGCCGTGAAAAAGACCAGCACGAACGAGCAGTTCACAATTGCTTCTGCTGGCGATGTTCCTGTAGGTATTCTGCAGGATCCCACTCCCGCTGGAAAAGCTGCAGCTGTTTTGATCGACGGCGTTTCTTTTGTCAAGGCAGGTGGCGCTATCGCTGCTGGAGCAGCTGTAGCTGTTGGAACTGGCGGTGTAGGTGTTACCGCTACTGAAGGGGTTACACCTTTTGGTATTGCGCTCAATGCTGCTACGGCTGCTGGCGACATCATCTCCGTACTGCTTAAGACTTCCGGCAATCCGGCGTCCACGGCAGTTATCTTGACCTACACTTCCGCCGATCTGGCGGCCGACGCTGATATCACTGCGGCTCCTGTGGGTGCAGCGGCATTCAACGGCACTCTGGTAGGGGCGAAAGTCATTTCCACAGGTGACGCTGTTGGCATTGATAATAACAATACTTCGGTATTCGAAATCAAGGTTGGCTCGACTGTCCTTGCCGACTTTACTTTCGATGCTACCAATGCTTTCCCGGCAGCAGGCGCTGCGCAGGACCTTGATTTGGGCGATGATACGGCTGTCGAAGAGGGCGATGTCATTACCCTTTCGGTTACCAATGGCTCCTCGGCGAATCTCCCGATCTTCGTCGT